GAAGACCACGGCAAAGGAGAAACCCGCGCCCGCGGCAACCCCACGGGCAGAGGAACCACCCGCGCCGGAATACGTGCAGATTACCAAAACCGAACACGCTGAAATGAAGGCAGCAGCCGCAAGGGTGTCGTCCTACGATCAGCAGTTCGCCAAGGCGTTCGGCACGATCGGCAACATGCAAAAGACCATTAATGAACTGCGAAACCAGACGCCACGCGACCTTGAAGTCAAAATGCCGGAGACTGCCTTCACCAAGATGGCGAAGGACTTTCCGGAACTGGCCGAATTGTCGCGCGAGGAATTCAAGGCAGCGCTCGACGGTCTGAAAGCCGCAGGCAACGCCAAACCCGATGCCGAGACGATCAAGAACACCCTGATCGAACTCGAGGTCGAGGATCTGGAAGACGCCTATCCGGACTGGCGCACCATTGTTGGCGCTGTCGAAAGCAAAGAACAGGCCGATCCCGACAATGCATTCCGTAAGTGGTTGGCGACCAAGGATCAGTCCTACCAGGACCGCATCAATGGCACCATCCGAGCACCGGTCATTCAGCGGGCGATCCGTCTGTTCCAGAACGAAACCAAGGCACCGAAGCAACCCGCCACGCCGCCACGCAACGATGCACGCGCTGCGCGGATAGCGGCCGCCGTGCAACCCCGGGGGGACGGTGCGGGCACTGGCACGGGCGGCAAGAGCGACGACGACATGTTTATGGAAGGCTTTAACAGCCGCTGAACTACCCGACTACCACGACGACCGCGCTAAGGCGTGGCCTACGACCGACGCCCTGTGACGACGGTTTCAACCAGACAATTCAACTCTGAAACCACCTAACTCACAGGGCTAAAAATCATGGCTATGCAAAACTTCAGCCTCACTCCGGGGCGAATCAACAAGTACAAAGGCGAAATCCTCGCGCACGCCGTTCCGCTCGAAGTATTGGGCAAGACCGGCCGTCAGATCCCGATGCCGCGCAACCAGTCGGATACCTACGTGGCCCGACGCTGGCTCCCATATGGAGCCACTTCCACATCCGCCAGCACCCAGAACCAGTTCTTTCAGAACGGAACGGGCGACCGCGGCAACGTCGTGGCTCAGGCGCATCAGATTCAGGAAGGTGTGACGCCGCCGCCCGACAGCATCGTGCCGCTGGACATCACCGTGGTTGTCATGCAGTACGGCTGCCTCTATGGGTTCACTGACAAGACTTATGACCTGTACGAGGACGACATTCCGAAGGCGATGATCGAGCAGATTGGCGAGCGCGTTACGTTCGTCAATGAAATGATCATCTGGGGCGCGCTGCGCGCTTGCACCAACGTTTATTACGGCGGCGCCGGAACTTCGATCGCCACCGTCAACGGCGCTCTGACGCTCGGACTGGTGCGCAAAATCGCCAAGAACCTGCAGGCCAATCATGGCAAGCCGGTCAACAAGGTCCTGAAGGCTGGGCCGAACTTCGCGACCGATCCGGTAGCCGAAGGTTTTACGGTTTATTGCCATACTGACCTGGAGCCGGACATTCGCAATATATCAGGCTTCATTCCTGCCGAGGCCTACGCATCGGGCACGCCGATGGCGAACGAAATCGGCAAGGTCGAGCGCTTCCGGTTCATCACGTCGCCCGATCTGCCATCGATTCAGGACGGCGGCGCGGCGATCGGTTCAACCGGACTTTACTCCACGACCGGCACATCGATCGACGTATATCCGATCATCGTGACGGCGCAGGATGCGTGGGGTCAGATCGCGCTCCGCGGCAAAGACAGCCTGTCCCCGACGTTTCTTCCTCCAGGAGAGAAGTCCAAGTCCGATCCGCTCGGCCAGCGCGGCTATGCCGGAACGGCCTGGTGGAAAGCCGTGATGATCGAGAACCAGGGCTGGATGGCCGTGGGATATGTCGGTTCAGCGGTGCTGGTGTAGTCGGTCAGTAAGGGAGAACTAAAATGCTCGCTACCATGACCGCCTATTTGTCTGGGTTTAAGGAAAACAGTTGGCGAAATGCTCTCCGCCCCGTCTTGTTCCATCTGGTCGACCGGTATTCTTCGCAACCTTTGACAACCGCCGGGCTCGTCATCAAGGCCGGCGGCAGCACCTTGGCCAAAACGGGAGCCGCCGACTTCTATGCTTCCGTCAAGGGCATTCTGGTCAAAATTGCGGCTTCGACGGATATGACGGCGCTAACGGGTCTCGTCATCTCGGCCAATAACTTCAACGTGGCGTGCTTTTTCGTTGACAGTGCCGGTGTGGTGACGGTGGCGTTCGGAACGCAGGGCGCCACGCTTGGCGCTGTTGTGTTTCCGCAGTTCGCGCCGGGGATGAACAACAAGGCCTTAATTGGCTTTTTGCTCATCACCCACTCGGCCACGTTCACCGGCGGCACCACGGCGCTCGACACCGCTACAACCGTTTATGTCAGCCCGTTGGGTCCGTTCGACCCGACCATGCTGGTTTAAGGAACAATCAAATGGCATACGATACTGACTTCGACCCTTCGGTCACCATGAATCTGGTAAGTGCCGCCATGGTCGCCGGCACCACCAGCACATACACGACCACGGTAACTACTGCGGGCGTGATCAACGGCAAGTTCGTCACGACGCTGGGCGCTCAGACCAACACCGCAACACCGACCACCGATGCCAACACCGCTGCGGCGTTCAACGCCTTGGCGCCCAACCAGTGCTGCGCTCTGGTCTTTGGCCAGAATGCGGCTGGCACGATCAAGTTGGTGCAGGGGCCGATCATTCCGACCAACATCGGCGTCACGACCACCGTCGGCACCTTTCTGCGTGCGCCGCAGTTCCCTGACCTGCCCGACGACTTCATGCCGCTAGCCTACACCGTCGTTCGCACCGCGCCGTCAGCGGCGGCGTGGACGCCCGGGACCAGCAGTTGGACCGCGTCTGGCGTGTCTGCGACCACGTTCCAGAACGTTGCGATGCTGCCGGCTCGCCCGCAAATCGCCTGATCAGGGAGGCCGTCTTGCGACGGCCTCTTTCACTCTTGAGTGCCGCGGCCGGGCTGGATTTGAACCAGCGACGTAGGTTGGCGCGACGGTTGCCGGCTCCGTCTTTGCAAACCATTGCTCTAACCGCTGAGCTACTCGACCGCGACGCGTCTTTTTTACCATGACCAGGCGCAGATCAAAACCCCCTTCCTCCCCATACGTGAGCGTGTTCATGCCCAGACAAGAGTTGCATTCCGACACCATGCCGATCGAGCAGAGGTCGCCGATTTCGGACGACCCATCTGAATATGAGGGCGATATCGTTCTGACAGAGGACGTGCTGAAGAAAGAGTATGCCGACGCGCTGGCGTTCATGGAGGACCCGATTACCGTCCGTATCCAGCCGTCGACGGACAAAAACGCAGCTGGTGCCTTCCCTGTATGGGTGAACGGAAAGCCCGCAGAAGTATTCCAGCAAAACCGGTGGATGGAAATTGGCTGGCTGCCTGTCGGACGGGAACTGATCATCAAACGGAAGGTGCTCGAGGTCATCATTCGATCCAAGGTCGACAGGATTGAGACCCTTATCCTCAATCAGGACAGTGAACGCCCGAACAACCAGGTGCAACGTTTCACCACTCCCGTACATTCGTTCACGATTATGCACGACCCTAGCCCACGAGGTGCCGCCTGGGCATCGGAAATGATCAGGCGCAATCTTTGAACTACCTCCAACTCTGCCGACCGTTGTCAACGCGACAGGCAGCGTCGGGCGCATCGTCAACTGGGTGGCAGACGCATTTTCGGACAGGCGTAATCGTTGAACTACCTCCAGCTTTGTCAACGCGCCATCGTAGAATGTGGCGTTGCCAGCAATCAGGCATCGACCACCGCTCTGCCGACCGTTGTCAACGCAACGGGCAGCGTCGGGCGCATCGTCAACTGGGTGGCAGACGCGTTCTCGGATATCGCCCAGGATCATGATGATTGGACGTGGTTGCGCTCCAGTCAGATCCTCGGGCAAGGCGTATCATTTCCAACAATCAATGGCCAGGCCAGTTATCCGTTGGGAACAGGCCCCGGCACGGTCGGGGTTGCGGTAGATACCCTGGGGAAGTGGGACGCCGAGACGTTCTGGAATTACACAACCACAGTCGGACCCACCAACGAAATTCCGATGGACGAGGTTACGTTCGACTATTGGCGAGCGGTCTATATGAATAACGCCAACCGAAATGTCAGAACGCGGCCGATTGACTTCGCGATCGGACCTGATTTGTCCGTATGTCTTGGGCCTAATGTGAACGGCAACTATACCGTCACTGCAGACTATTTCATGGTGGCACCGGTGCTGGCAGCGGATGCCGATATTCCCCTGGGATTACCGACCCGATTCCACAT